CACCATGAACTGCCTGTACTGCATCTATTAATTTCATGAGATTTAATGATCCGTTGTATTTGACTGAAGATAAATACTCATCTATAGCTATTTCGACATCTTTTATGCCAGTTTCTAAATTTTCGCCACTGCTATTAAAAACCTGAGCATCAAGTTTGACGTAATTGAAGCCAGGTATAACATCATCTGGTTCTCTACTAACTATCACTACTTGGGTGCCTGCAAATTTATTTTGTGCAACAAATGCTCTTAATGCAATTAATTGATCGCTTTCAACTGCGAATTTTTCAAAATCCACGCCATTCACTTTTATCAACAAATTAGGATATTCTTCTACTACAGCACAGTACTTAACTATTTTTTCGCCCGAGTAAACAAAATTTAAAATTAATTGGTGATACCATGCTACCGTACCAGGATATGAGCTCAAAATGATTTGATCAACTTCTTGCTTATAAGAATCCCACAATGACTCATTAGCAGCAATATTGATAGATATTACAGCTATCAAATTAGCCTCAACACTTGATGCAGGAAATTGATCATCGAATGTTTGCCCCGGAATAAGTGAGTAGGCTTCTTGAAGTACAGGATTTGCTACAAAAGCCTGCTTTATTTCTTGTGATATTTCTTCAACTGTTCTCATATTTCAACTATTATTTCGTTACCAACAACTTTTATAAAGGCGTTGGTAATTTTTTCTGCGTTAAGCATAGATTTTAGTCTCTCGATCAAAAACATGTCAACACTACCATGGAGGGCATTAATTAAACCAGCTCCAAGAGTTGGAGCGTGTTTCATCTCACCAGGCGAAGTGAGCATTACCACTTCAATTACATCTTGTGTAATATCTCCAATTTCTAAGGTACCATTGCTATTTATCGATAGATCACCATCGATATTTCTTTTTATTCCAATCATGATAAACCTCCTGTTCCGTTTCCTGACCCAGTTCCTGTTCCTGTCCCTGTAACAGGAAAACCACCTGCAGTTCCAGCCAGAACAGTATTAACAGTAGTGGAAACATTCGTAGTAACTTCTGCTGCACTTACATATGAATGAATCGCATCCGCCAAATCATTTGCAAATTTTTCTATGGCAACGTCCTGATTTTCCTGATTTTTAAGTTCGTTTAACATAGTCTTTATATTATTCTTCAGATTTGATTTTACGAGTGCCATTATGATAGAAGTTGATTAATTTTTTCGTTAACTGCCTCCAACGCTAAAATTGTGGTTGGTGATACTGCTCCGGGACCAGCCGGTGTTGTAATTATTGCTGCATTAATTTCTGTTATAATGTCGTTTAAGGCTGATTTTAAGTCATACACACTGTTTTTCAGATTCATTTTATTGCCCTCCATGTTGAGTTCCAGTTCATTTGCATGGATGGTTATTTTTGAATCTTCGAGTACCACATCTGTATTGCCCTGAAGGAATTTTACTTTTACTATTTCACTAAACATTGATATGTACGCATCGAGGCGACTAATCATCGTTACAATAACAACCGAACCATCTGCCGGTGTACATACTATACCGGATTCGTCATCAAGTTTTGCTTTAAGCCTAACACGCTTAAGAGGTGCCCCATCAACCGGTGTTACATCGCAATAATTACCAGAAACACTATTAGGATCTACCGTTGCAATTATTACATTGCTGTTCTCACCGCCTGTAATTGAACGGAGTAATGATGCTATGTTCTTTTCTTTACCCATGAATCTCGGTTCCTAGTTTTATTTCCTGACGATAGCCACCTTTACCATATCTATACACCACTTCATCAACAAAAAATCGCTTATTGTTTCTTTCTTCGTAATCGTCGTCGTAAAATTTCACAATGTCTCCGGCACGTGTAAAAGGTTCGCCAAATGCAGTAAACGTACCTTCCATATGATCGACTTTATACGTATCCAATGTTTCCTGGGCACGTTGTTTCAATTCTGACTTGGTAGTACATTCCGGGAAGAAGTAGGTTCGAATTCCTGCATCTGTAGCATCCTCCGGAACTTTTACTTCGAGCTTAGTATTATCCTGAAGTATCACTTTTGCAACGATTTGAACATTTACATCCGCCGCCAATGTATATTTAAGATTGTCTGAAATCACATTTAGTCCGGATTTGAATTCAATCGTATTAACCTCTTCGTCTGCTATTAACATTGTGCTTGCAAGTGTGCCGTATAATTTTCCGTTTCTGAAAAAGAATATTACAGGGAAGTTCTTTATAAAATAATCCATCACTCCTGCTACCGTAGTCTCACCATTGATTCGTGTTTCTCCGAGATTAAAATCGTTCATCTTATATTCAAAATCACTTAAGAATTCAGATGCGAATTCCTCAAGCGTTAATGATGGATAATATTTAGGTGCCACTTTAATCTGCTTAAGCAACCATGAGTTATCTTCACATTCTATTGTTACCGGACTCCCTGTTGAAACCGATTTTAAATATCCTTTAAATACCGTTTTATTATCATTGTTATAACCAAGTTTGACCTCAATTCGATCTCCTCTACGTATGACGTCTGTTATGTTTTTCTGCCGATTATTTTTCCATGCCGTTTTGCGTGGTAGTTCAATAGTGCAAGTGTCTGTTAATGTGTGCAATGATGTTGTGATAGTACATTCTGCGATATTAGCAAACTCGACTATTTTATTGTCTTGCGTATAAATTGATATTTGTGCTGTTAGTTTAAGCATTGCTCACATTATATAAGTCAACTTCTTCATCAGAAATAAACGAAAATCTGAAAGGTTGCAAGTTTTGAAACTTCTGACTTGGCTGAAACGAGTGTTGATTTAGCACTAGTTTTTTAATACCAAGACTGTTTAAAAACACATTTGCAACTGATATTAAATCCTGAGCTTCAATTAACTTAACAAACTCACGAAGCATCTCAATTGGATAAGCTCTTGAGTAGGACTCATCTCTTGTATATTGTGGGTAATATTCCGATCGGCGTAGGTTACCCGATATCTCAATTTTATAATCCTGAGCAGCTATAAACTCCTTAACCGTGCCCTTACGCCCCACAAGTGGCGTTGAAACGATTGTGTTATTTCGCATTGCAGAAATTTCTGCCCCAATTAGTATAATTTCATATACACCATCCGGATTAGTTGTAGATGCAAATGGAAATTTAAAAATGATTGAATTACGTGGTAGTTCTCCGTCGTGAAATCTTAGTTCCTCGTCTCTGGTAAGTGGTGGTATGTAATTTGGCAACGCAAATTGATATGCTTTAGCCTTTGCTGTATTTACAATTGCCCCCATTGCATAGTTTTCTGTGCCTCTAAGAGCATTATGTGCAACACTTCGTGCATCCAGATTATTCGGTATGTTAAATCTAAGTGTAGCCATTAGTTCATTGCAAGATTAGTATCGTTTAGCACGGATTGCAATAATGCAGTGAGTTCCTCCCTGAGTTTATTGCTTTGCTCTAATCCTTCTCCTGGAGCAAATATGTTGTTATTCTCGTTGATAAGTGCATCGAGATTAATTGTGATGTTTTTTACCTGGCGACCGCCTCCGGTGATAGTGTTTAGTTGTTTGTCCGGATCGGTGTTGCCATCGTAGTCAAAATCGAACTCTGTTTCGCCTGGAGTTTCTGATGTGAAAGAATCAAATTGCATTTCCGCAACCATCTTTAAAATTTTTTCCTGCTCATGTTTTGCATCTGAATAATTACTCATCTCACTTCTTGTGAAAACAAGCGGATCAATTCCAGGCGTTGCTTCAAATTCTCTGCCACTACCAGACTTCAATTTATCTGTGTATTGATTTATCAAATTTTGTTTCTCTTCAGATATTTTTTTTGCCCTTTCTTCTTCTGTCAATGTATTAATATCAAAGCCTGTCAGGTATTTTTGATCTCTCCAATAATTTTCTGATTGTGCGCCTGCCACCCATTTATCTACATACTGATAGATCGCTCTGTCGATATCGGCTGTCTGGTTATATGCTTCTGATAATGCTGCTTCTTGAGCTTTAGCCATTGCCTTTTGTTGTATTTTTCCGATCAATAGATCATATGCTGCACTAAGATTATTTGTGGTTTTCAATTCCTGCAGCATTTGCTCGTTAAGCCCAGGGTACATTTCTTTAAGCTCGTTCACCAACTTATTCCGCTCAGCTGTTTGTGGATTTGTTTTTCTGAGTTTTTCGAACATCATGTCCAAGCCCATTTTATGCTCGGCATAGTAATCACTGCCAACTTTTCGTGCCTCTTCCAGTGCTTTTGTTACTTCATCGGTTTTTTTGCGAAAAACAGCAAAGTAAGTAACAGCAGCTGCCACAGCTGTAACTAATATGCCAATTACGTTTGCTTTAGTAGCCATGTTCAGTGCTTTAAACCATTTTACGAGCCCCTTTAGCCCTCCTTTTAGTTTTATGGTTGCCAGTCGCATTAATCCGGCTCTGTGGGTAAATAACCACATTAGCTTATTGGTTGTAAACATTATTGTTTTATACTCAATTAACGTTAAGGCAAGTACCTTTAAGCCTTTTACAATTGTTGTAAACCTAGATTCTACCCATTCTAATAATTTTAAGAATTTTGGACCCCATTTTTGCAAAACATCAACAGATAACTTTCCAATCTTTTCTCGTATGTCGTTCCATTTATTAGTTATCTGAGTTCCTATACCGGCACCGGCTTTAGCAGCCGCTTCGGCTTGTCCGCCAAACGCATCATTTAACCCTGTCATTAAACTCTCTAAGCGTTCAACAGACCCAACAGAGCCTTCTACTTCTATACCATATCTGCTTAAAGCATTGGTTGAGCTGCCGAGTGTTTTTGCCACCAAATCGGCTGCAACATGTAAATCCATTTTCTTGGCAGTAGCCAAATCATGCACTAGAGGAGTTACACTTTTAATATGCTCTTCTTCTTTCACAAACGCAGCAATCAACGCTTGAGCCTGTATGGTTTCTTCATCACCATATAGTGTTTTCCCCTGCAATTTGGCTGCCTGCGTCATTAATCGCTCCTGAACACCAACACGACCCTTCAATGCTGTAAGCAGTTGTGTTTCTGCTTTTGCCTGTACATCATACAGCTGTGTAGTGCTTGAAATAAAACGAGTTGTTTCTCGAATCGCAAATGCAAATCCGATTTGTTTTAACGACAGCCCAAACATTTTAGGAAGTTCACGCATACGAGACATAAAACCCTTTGGGGGTAAATTCTCAAGTTTGCGCAACTGTTTTTCGGTTGTACGTATTAAGCCATTTAATTGTCGAACCTGAGTTGTCGTCTTGGCAAAAGCTCTTTTCTGGTCCAAAGCAGCAAGCTCTCCTTTGAGATCAGCAATGTTAAGTGGCAGCCTTCGCACGGAACGCCTTGCTTTTTCAGAAGTCGCTTCAAGTTGGTTAAATGTTTTAGTTACAGCTCGCATTGGGGCTGTAATTTTTTCAATTAACTTAAAAGTATATGTAACTTGCTGATTCGACATTTTTATCTTATATTTGCATTATGGCTTTTATATTAGGAATAATAATAGGTTTATTAATATATGCAGCAATACTGCATGCAATTGACGCATTTTTTCCTGACAGCATGGAATCACACATAAAAGAGATTAATCTAGTGCTTCGCATAATCTTTTTACCTGTTTCAATATTAATTGCCTTGTTAAAAGCCATTTTTACTTTGCGCCGTTAATTACCACCCTGATTATCTCTTTTTCTTATCTCGGCTAACCTTGCAACCTCACTTGCCCATTCCTGGTCGCTTAATGCAGATCCATCTACGCCGAGATAATACTTTAATGCTGTATCGAACATTCCAATCCAGTTGTCCGACACAGCATCTGATGCATCTGCTAAAGCTTTTTTAGTTGAGCCTCTTTAACCTGAATCAGAGCTTCCATTTCGCCTATGCAGGCAAAGAAGTATTCATCATCTGTTTTAATGCGTTCATCACCGGCTATCCAGCAATTTTCAAGCATTACCTCGTTAAACTTCATTGGGTCTTTATCTCCGAAGCTGGTGGCAAAACTAAGTGTTTTGCGGTCAGGTTTTTTCAAGTAGCACACCGAGTCTTCAATTACCACTTCAAATACTTCTCCGTATTTTTCTTTATAAATTGCGATTTGAGCATCGCTTACTTTTCCAATTAATTCTTTCATCGCCTAAACTTTTTTAAATGCACCGGCTTAGACCGGTGCATATATTATTTACTTTAATTCCATTCTATGTGACTAATAATCAAATCTAAGTTTACCTCAGTTTTTGTAGCCCCCTGGGATTGCGTTACAGGATTGTTCTTGAACTGACAATTACGCAACTTGTGAGTAATTATACTTGTTGATCCTTGAGGAACATAGCTCACAATTATGTCGAAAGGTGCAATGTCTTGGAGTCTTCCGGAAACACTTGAAGCTCGTATGGCTTCCACCTCACTCATTAGTAGGGTCAGCTTACCGGTAGCCTCGATGTTTCCGTAGCCTCGTGATATAGGTGTTTGTCCTGCGCCAAAATGATTCTCTATATTCTGATTTTCGTCATAATCAATTGCGGTTATAGCCACAAGTG